GCTTTGGCGGGCCGGGATTTCTCGGGGGCATATTTTGGCAGGTGTCATGCTGGCATTTGGCGCAGGCCAAAGCGGCCCGGATGGATGGGTCTCTGACGAGCCGTTTGCAAGTGAGGCGGGTTGCAGCCGCGGGCCGAGGTTCGCGGGCGCGGCGGCTGGTGGCTTTCGAGAGGTCGGGCAGACGTTGGCGCGGCGGCGGACCTTTTTAGGCGGGTGGCTTTGGTGGGCCGAGATTTCTCGGGGGCATATTTTGGCAGGTGTCATGCTGGCATTTGGCGCAGGCGGAAGCGGCCCGGATGGGTGGGTCTCTGACGAGCCGTTTGCGAGTGAGGCGGATTGCAGCGGCGGGCTGAGGTTGGCGGGCGCGGCGGTTGGTGGCTTTCGAGAGGCAGGACAGGCGCTGGCGCGGTGGCGGACGTTTTTAGGCGAGTGGCTTTGGCCGTCGGGGTTTCTTGGTGGCGGATCGGGAGGGTGCGGATGATGCGGCGGAGGCGGAATAAATGCCACGGGTATGCGTAATTGTGCCCTGGTGGACCGGGTGCGGCAGCTGGCGGTTTTGAGCGGATGCGCGCTGGCTTTGGCGATGCGTCTGGCGGCAGCATTTGGCCGCGGCGGGTGGGGGCGGGCGTTATGGCGCGCGCGTGGTTGGGCCGGCGGGCTTGGGGTTGGCGCGGGTTGGGTGCGGCTTGGCCGGGCCTGGTAACTGACTGAACATATAGGAGCATTTGCATGAGCAAAACCGAGACGAAGGCTCGGGGCGGGGCGGCTTTGCCTTTCGCACCGGGAGAGGCGGCGGCGGAGGCGCGCGCGGAGCTTGGGGAATTCTTGAAGGATCTCAAGACATTCCAGAACGACATCACGACGAAACTTACCAATCAGGAAGAGCGACTGAACATGCTTGATCGTAAATCTCATTTTTCTGGCCGTCCGGCCCTTTCGCGCGAAGCCGAGGGTGCCGCGCCGCATCAGAAGGCCTTTGCCGCCTATGTGCGCCATGGCGATGACGACGGGCTGCGCAGCCTGAGCTTTGAAGGCAAGTCGATGAGCACGGCGGTGAGCGGCGAAGGCGGCTATCTCGTCGATCCGCAGATGGCCGACACGATCCGCAGCGTGCTGAAGAGCACGGCCTCGATCCGGCAGATTGCCAATGTGGTGAATGTGGAGGCCACATCCTATGACGTGCTGATCGATACCACAGATATCGGCGCGGGCTGGGTCTCGGAAACCGGCGGCGTGGGAGAGACCGCGACGCCGACGATCGACCGGATCTCGATCCCGCTTTATGAGCTTTCGGCGCTGCCCAAAGCGTCGCAGCGGCTGCTTGATGATGCGGCGTTCGATATCGAAGGCTGGCTTGCCGGGCGGATTGCCGACAAGTTTTCGCGCGCCGAGGCTTCGGCCTTTATCAATGGGGATGGCGTGGACAAGCCCCGGGGGATCATGTCTCACGGGCAGGTGGAAAACGAGATCTGGAGCTGGGGTTCGCTGGGCTATGTCGCGACCGGCGCGGATGGGGCGTTTCATCCGCTGAACCCGGCCGATGCGATTGTGGAACTGGTCTATGCGCTGGGGGCGCAGTATCGCGCCAATGGCACGTTTGTGATGAATTCCAAGACTGCGGGGCTTGTGCGCAAGCTCAAGGATGCGGATGGGCGATTCCTGTGGTCGGACGGGCTGGCGGCGGGTGAGCCTGCGCGGCTGATGGGCTATCCGGTGCTGATTGCCGAGGATATGCCCGATGTGGCGGCTGACAGCCCGGCGATTGCCTTTGGCGATTTCGCGGCCGGTTACACGGTCGCCGAACGCCCCGATCTGCGCATCCTGCGCGATCCGTTCAGCGCCAAGCCGCATGTGCTGTTCTATGCCACCAAGCGCGTGGGCGGCGATGTGAGCGATTTTGCGGCGATCAAGCTGTTGAAATTCTCGGTCGCGTAAGCCGCCGGGATGAACCGTGCCCCGGGCCTTTGGCCCGTGGTGCGGGGGTGGATGTGCGCTGGCCGGATCATCGGTCATCGCGTCATCCAGCAGTTCCCCTCCGCCCGAGTGACGCGGCGGCGTGCATCCACCCGATTTAACCGGGGGCCGAGTTTGGAGATGTTTCATGATGTTAGTCGAGCAGACCCGAGTGCCAGACGCGGCGCTGCCGGTCGCGCAATTTAAGGATCACTTGCGGCTGGGCAGCGGCTTTGCCGATGATGATCTGCAAGATGCGCTGTTGGCAGGCTGTCTGCGCGCGGCAATGGCGGTGATCGAGGCGCGCACAGGCAAGGTCGTGCTCGCGCGGGATTATACCTGGACGCTGGGTGCGTGGCGCGATCTGGGGGCGCAGGTGCTGCCGGTAGCGCCCGTGCAGGCGATCACGCAGTTGCGCATCACCAACCGGCTGGGCGAGCCGGCCGTGATCGATCCCGCGCGTTATCGGCTGGTGGCCGATCAGCATCGGCCAAAGATGGTGGCAAGTGGGTTCATGCTGCCCACCATTCCCGTGGCGGGTGCGGCGGAAATCAGCTTTCGCGCGGGGTTTGGCGCGCAATGGGGCGATATCCCGGCCGATTTGGCGCATGCGGTGATGCTGTTGGCCGCGCGCTATTACGAGCTGCGCGATGGGGCGCAGACGGCGCCGGATATGCCCTTTGGCGTGACGGCGCTGATTGAACGCTATCGGCATGTGCGGCTTTTCGGCGGAGTCGGGCGATGAGCGGGCCGGTGCATCTGAACCGCAAGCTGATCTTGCAAGAGGCCGTGCGCAGCCCCGATGGCGCGGGCGGGTATCGCGAGGACTGGCTGCGGCGCGGGATGCTTTGGGCCGCGATCCGGGCCGGAACAGGGCGCGAAAGTGGCGCGGATATCGGTGCGCTGAGCCGGCTGCCGTGGCGGATCATCATTCGCGCGGCGCCGATGGATGCCCCTTCGCGCCCGCATCCGGGGCAGCGGTTTTTGGAAGGGCGGCGGGTGTTTCGCATTCTGGCGGTGGCCGAACATGACGCGCCGGGGCGCTATCTGGTCTGCCATGCCATCCAGGAAGAGGTGTCGCGATGAGCATGCGTGCTTCGGCCGCGCTGCAGGCGGCGATCTTTGACGCACTGACACAGGATGGCGCGCTGGGGGCATTGGTGGGGGCCGATATTTTCGATGCCGCGCCGGCGGGTGTGGTGCCCGCGCTTTATGTCAGCCTGGGGCCCGAGGATGTGCGCCCGCGCGGCGATCAGAGCGGCGCCGGAGCCTATCACGATTTTAGCGTCAGTATTGTCAGCGACGGGGCGGGATTTCGCGCGGCCAAAGAGGCGGCGGGTGCGGTCTGCGCGGCGCTGGAACAGCCGCTGAGCATCACGGGCGGGCGCGTTGTGGGTCTGTGGTTTCAGCGCGCGCAGGCAAAGCGTGCCGGGAATGGCCGACGGATCGATCTGCGCTTTCGCGCCTTTGTGACCGACGACAACGGCTGAATTCAACATCGGAAAGGAAGAGCCATGGCTGCTCAGAACGGAAAAGATCTTCTTATCAAGCTCGACATGACTGGCGACGGGCAGTTCGACGCGATTGCGGGGCTGCGCGCCACGCGGATTTCATTCAATGCGGAATCGGTGGATGTGACCTCGCTTGAAAGTGCGGGGGGCTGGCGTGAATTGCTGGGCGGTGCCGGGGTTAAAAGCGCCGCGATTTCCGGATCGGGCGTGTTTCGCGATGCTGGCAGCGACGAGCGTGCGCGCCAGATTTTCTTTGACAGCGAAGTGCCTGATTTTCAGGTGATCATCCCCGATTTCGGCATCGTTGAAGGGCCGTTTCAGGTGACATCGATCGAATATGCCGGGGCCTATAATGGCGAGGCGACCTATGAGCTGGCGCTGGCTTCGGCGGGTGCGCTGCGGTTCACGGCGCTTTGACATGGTGAATCCTTATGCGGGGGAAGTGGCGCTGGTGATCGATGGCACGCGCCATGTGCTGCGGCTTAGCCTGGGGGCGCTGGCGGAATTGGAAGCGACGCTGGAAGCCGACAGCCTGCTGGCGCTGATCGCGCGGTTCGAGGGCGGGCAGTTCAGCACGCGCGATCTGCTGGCGCTGATCACGGCCGGGCTGCGCGGTGGCGGTTGGCAAGGCGATGCGGGCGCATTGTTGGGTGCCGATATCGCGGGCGGTCCGGTCGAGGCCGCGCGGGTCGCCGGGCTGATGCTGGCGCGCGCCTTTGCGGTGCCGGGCTGAGGATGGGCATGCAGGGCTTTGACTGGGGGGCGTTGATGCGCGCGGGGCTGCGCGGTCTGGGGCTGCGGCCGGATGAATTCTGGCGGCTGACGCCGGCCGAGCTGCTGGTGATGCTGGGGGCAGGCAGCGGTTCGGCGCCGCTTGGGCGGGCGCGGCTTGAGGAATTGGTGCGTGCCTTTCCCGACAGATCGAAAGGGGATGAATGATGGATGACGATAAGGGGCTTGCGCAGCTTGATGATCAGATCGCGGCGCTGGAAGATCACGCGGGCGGCGCGCAGGCGATGACCGAGGCATTCAACCGCGCCCTGGCCCGGATGCAGGCCACGATTGCCGATACCGGGCGCGAGGTTTCGGTGCTTGAACGCGGAATATCGCGGGGCTTGCGCGGCGCGATCGACGGGCTGGTATTTGACGGGGCCTCGCTTGCGAAGACGCTGCAGGGCCTGGGCAAATCCATGGTGGATGCTGCCTATAATGCGGCGATGCGCCCGGTGACAGGGCATTTTGGCCAGATTCTTGCGGGCGGCGTGGAAAGCGTGATCCAAAGCGCGCCGCCCTTTGCCAACGGGGCGTCGTTTTCGCAAGGTCGGGTGATGCCCTTTGCCAATGGTGGCGTGGTGTCGGGGCCGATCAATTTCCCGATGCGCGGCGGTATGGGGCTGATGGGCGAGGCGGGGCCCGAGGCGATCATGCCGCTTGCGCGGGGGGCGGATGGCAAGCTGGGGGTGCGCACGCAAGGTGCCGCCGCGCGGCCCGTCAATATCACGATGCATATCACCACGCCCGATGTTGACGGCTTTCGCCGTAGTCAGAGCCAGATTTCCGCCCAGCTTGGGCGGGCGCTGGCGCGCGGGCATCGCAACCACTGAGAGGGCAGGACATGGGTTTTCACGAGATCAGATTTCCGGCGAGCCTGAGCTTTGGCTCGGTCGGCGGGCCAGAGCGGCGCACCGAGATCGTGACGCTGGCCAACGGGTTCGAGGAACGCAATACGCCATGGGCGCATTCGCGCCGCCGCTATGACGCGGGGCTGGGGCTGCGCAGTCTGGATGATATCGAAAGACTGATCGCCTTTTTCGAGGCCCGGCAAGGCCAGCTTCACGGTTTTCGCTGGAAGGATTGGTCGGATTACAAAAGCGCGCCTGCACGCGCGGATGTGGGATACCGCGATCAGCAGATTGCGGTGGGCGATGGGGTAAGCCGGGCGTTTCAACTGGTGAAATCCTACCGCTCGGGCGGATCAACCTATTCGCGCCCGATCGCCAAGCCGGTGCAAGGCACGGTCTGCATCGGTGTCGGGCTTGATCAGGTGTTCGAGGCCATGCATTGGCAGGTGGATTGCACCAGCGGCATCGTCACGTTTGATGTCGCCCCGCAAAAGGGCGCTGAAATCACCGCAGGCTTTGAGTTTGATGTGCCGGTGCGCTTTGACACCGACCGGATTGCGACATCGCTTGCATCCTTTCAGGCGGGCGATGCGCCCA